TAGTTCACGTATAAAATGTCAAAATTGGATATTTTTAAGTGGGGAAATTATTCACTAATAAACTAAAACTAGTTTAAGTTTATGGATGAAAATATTATAGTAGTTTGGCCAAGGTAAAAAAATAAAATGAAAGGAAGAAAAAAAATTCCAACTGCTATTAAAAAAGCTCAAGGAACTGATAGAAAAGATAGAGAGCTGGATAATGAAATGACTGTTTCTAATGTAGTTTCTATGCCTAATGCTCCTTTATTTTTAAATGATTTTGGAGTTTCTGAATGGCATAAAGTAACTAATGAATTAGCTAATTTATCTATGCTACATTCTGTAGATTTAGGAATGCTTGCTAGTTATTGTAGAGAGATGGGAACTTATTTTGAGATGGTTGAAGCTTTAAAGGGTGGCCAAGTTGAAAGGACTTATGATAAAGATGGTAAATTAAGAGCTACAAAATTAAAGCCAGAAGTAAAGATTGCTAGAGATTGTTTAGATAGAGCAATTAAATTAGCAGTCCAATTTGGATTCACTCCAAGCAGTCGAGCTAGTTTATCTATGCCAGACCAGATAGAAGAGATAGAAAATAAATATGATTTTTTTGATTAAATAAAATGGAATTAACAGAAGATGAAAATTATTATTTTGATGAAGTTTCTGCTGATAGAGTAGTTTATTTTATTGAGAATTTTGTTAAACATTCAAAAGGAGAATATGGAGGAAAGAATTTTATTCTAGAATCTTGGCAAAAGAAAATAGTAAGAGATATTTTTGGATGGAAGAATAGGATAAATAATACTAGAAGATTTAGGACTGCTTACTTATCCTTTCCTAGAAAGAATGGTAAATCTACTCTTATATCTGCTCTCAGTCTCTATATGTTATTTGGAGATAAAGAGCCTTCTGCTGAATGCTACTTAGCAGCTGGAGATAGGCAACAAGCAAATATAGTTTTTTCACAAGCTTCTTCAATGGTTAAGATGGATGAAAATCTAAGCTCAAATTTAAAGGTTTATAGGAATTCAATTACTCACGAAAAGAGTTCAAGCTTCTTGAAAACTATTTCTTCAGATGCTGCTACTTCCTTTGGTTATAACGCAAGCTTCATTTGTATGGATGAGTTCTTTGTCCAGCGAGATGATTCTTTATGGAATGCTTTAACTACTTCTGTAGCTTCAAGATTAGCTCCTTTGACTATTGCTATTACTACTGCTGGATATAATAAGAATTCTATTTGCTATCGAGTTAGAGAATATGGAGAAAAAGTATTGGCTGGAATAATAGATGATCCAACTTTTTATTTTTGTGAATTTGCTACTCCTTTAGAAGATGATTGGACTACTGAAGAATCTTGGAGAAAAGCTAATCCTGGATTAGATAGTGGAATAGTTAAAATAGATTATTTAAGAAATGAATGTGAGAAGGCTCAAAGAATGCCATCAGCAGAAGCCAGCTTCAGAATGCTGCATCTTAATCAATGGATGAGTTCAGAGCAAAAGTGGATAAGTGATAAGGATTGGATGAAGTGCAATATTGGTCCAGTTAATATTAATGATTTTAAAAATGTTCCTTGTTATGCTGGATTGGATTTAGCATCTATTCGAGATGTTACTGCTTTGGTCTTATTATTTGTAGAGGATGATAAATATACTGTTATTCCATATTTCTTTACTCCTAAAGAGAATGCTTTTATAAGAAGTCGAAGAGATGGAGTTGATTATATGGGCTGGGCTTCTGATGGCTTTATGGAACTTACTCCAGGAGATGTAACAGATTATGATTTTGTTCAAGCTAAGATAATGGAGATTGCAGAAATAGTAGATTTAAAATGCGTAAATTATGATAGATGGAATGCCAGTCAGTTAGTGATTTCGTGTGTCAATGAAGGAATTCCTATGAATCCTTATGGGCAAGGATTTTTATCAATGAGCCAGCCAACAAAACATTTAGAAAAAATTGTTTTAAACAAAGAACTTAATCACGGAGGAAATCCTATTTTAAGATGGATGGTAAGTAATCTAAGAATGAAAGTAGATGCTTCCGACAATATTAAGCCAGATAAAGCAAAATCTACTGAGAAGATTGATGGAGTAGTAGCTTTAATAATGGCAATTGGTGCTAGTATGAATGCAGATTTTGAAGATGATTCTTCTTATAATGATAGAGGATTAACTTTCTTATAATTTGCTTTTAACTTTATACGTACTTATTTTATATTTGTAGAATAAAGATAACCTATGGGATTATTAGATTTCTTCAAATCAGAAAAGCGAAGCCATAATTCTTCAACTGTTATGCAGTCAAGCTATGGAATTCAAGCTAATTCTGGTGTAGCAGTAGATGAAAATTCTGCTTTAAATTTCTCAGCAGTCTGGGCTTGTGTTAGGGTTATTTCTGAAGCAGTTGCTAGTTTACCAATTGGAGTATTTAAAGAAGATGAAAATGGAAATAGAGGAGTAGATAAATCTTCTCCAATATATTCTCTTTTAGCTTATGAGCCTAATTCATATATGACCTCTTTTATTTGGAGAGAATGTCTAATGAATAATCTTCTTATTCACGGAAATAGTTATTTTCTAATTAAAAGAGATTCTTCTTTAAGGCCTATAGAATTATGTTATTTAAATCCAGAAGATGTTAATCCGGTCAAGGTTGATGATGTTATTTATTATAATGTAGAAGAATATGATTCTCCGATTCCTCAATATGATATGCTTCACTTTGTTGGAATGGGTTATGATGGTATTAAAGGAAAATCAGTTTTAAGAGTTCACGCGGATACTATAGGATTATCTCTTGGAGCTAATGTTACTGCAACTTCTTACTTTGGAAATTCTACTCAAGTAGCTGGAGTATTAAAGCATCCAGGAAAATTAAGTGAAGAAGCAGCTTCAAGATTAAAAGCTAGTTGGAATAATAATTATAGTGGTCCTTATAATTCGAATAGGACTGCAATTTTAGAAGAGGGTTTAGATTTTAAAGCTATTTCTATTCCAGCTTCAGATAGACAATTATTAGATTCTAGACTTTTTCAAGTTCAAGAAATTGCTAGAATCTTTCGTGTTCCTCCTCATCTTATAGGAGATTTATCAAAAGCTAGTTACAATTCAATGGAGCAATTATCTATCGAATTTGTTAGAACTACATTAAGACCTTATCTAGTTAATATAGAAAGTGAGTTGAATCGCAAATTATTTCGAGAATCTGAAAGAGGGACTTACTATACAAAGATGTCAGTCGAAGGTTTACTAAGAGGAGATTCACAAGCTAGAGCAAACTTCTATAGAGAGATGCTTCAAACTGGAGTATTCTCTATTAATGAAGTTAGAAGATTTGAAGATATGAATCCTATAGAAAATGGGGATGAGCATCTTGTTCCATTAAATTTCCAGCCACTAAATAATATTAATTTAGATAGTGAATAGTAGGGATATAAATACTAAGCCTACTCAAGAAATGGCTAATGAAGCTGAACAAGCTTTAGAATGGAGAGCAGAGTTCGGAAGAGGGGGAACAGATATAGGAGTTGCAAGAGCAAGAGATTTAAAGAATAGAGTTAATCTTTCTATTGATACTATAAAGAGAATGTTCTCTTATTTTAGTAGGCACGAAGTTGACAAAGAAGCAGAAGGATTTAGGCCTGGAGAAGATGGTTATCCTAGTGCTGGAAGAATTGCTTGGGGATTGTGGGGTGGTGATCCTGGATTTAGTTGGACTAAAAGAAAAATAAAAGAAATAGAAAATGAAGAAAATTCTATTAATATAAAAGATATGGAAAATAAAAAATCAAAAAGGCATATTGAAAAAATTGAAGAAACTGATGAATCAATTATAATTCACTTTGCAAAAGCTCACGCTGAAGAAATGAATGATGTAATTTCTACAGAAGAAGAAGTTGAAGAAGTAGTTGAAGAAGAAGTTGAAGATTCTCCTAATGTCGAACTTTATCAAAGAAGCATATCTAACAAAGAAACTAGATATTTAAATATTCAAAATTTAGAAGTTAGAGCTGAAGGTGATGAAACTATTGTAGAAGGCTATGCTAGTATCTTTGATTCTGAAAGTAATGACTTAGGTGGCTTTGTTGAATATATTGGAAGAAATGCTTTTGATGGAAGAACTGAAGATGATGTTAGATTTTTACTAAATCACGATCCTAATTATATTTATGGTAGAACTACTGCTAATACTTTATCTCTATCTATAGATGAAATAGGATTAAGATATTCTGTAAATTTACCTAATACACAAGCTGGAAGAGATTTAGCAGTAAGTTTAAAAAGAGGAGATATAACTCAAAGCTCTTTTGCTTTTAGAATTGAAGATGATTCTTGGGAAGAAAAAGAAGGAAGAGTAGTTAGAACTATTAATAAAGTATCTCAATTATTTGATGTATCAGCTGTAGTCTATCCAGCTTATGAAGAAGCAACTGTTGGCCTAAGGTCTATGGAAGAATGGAAAGAAAAAAGAACAAAAGAAAAACTAGAGGAAAATCTTGAAAAAGAACTTCTAGAAAATAAGAAGGAAGAGCTAGACCTTCATAAAAGAAATCTAGCAGAATTGAGATTGAAAATCAAAATCAATAATTAATTATTAAATAACTGAAAATGAAAAATTCTAAATCTTATTTAGAGAGTCGTTCTGAAGTTGTTGAATCTATGGAAAATCTTGTAAATCTTGCGAAAAGCGAGGAAAGAGATTTAACTTCAGATGAGCAAACTAAGTTCGATGATTTGAATTTAAAAGCAGATGGCTATTCTGCTGATGCTACAAGAGCTGCAAAGTTCGAAGCATTACAACAAGAAAAAGTAAAAGCTACTCCTTTATCTGCTGAAGAAACTGATGCTAAAAGAAGCTGGTCTTTATTTAAGGCAGTTAACGAGATTCGTAATGGTGGAAGCCTTACTGGATTAGAAGCTGAACTTCATCAAGAAGCTGAAAAAGAAGCTAGAAAAGGAATGCAAGGAATAGGAATGCCATCTTGGATGACTGAAAAGAGAGCAATTGACCAAACTAATTCTGCTATCCAGCCAACTTCTGTAGGAGCATATATTGACTCTTTACAACAAGCTGGTTTATGGAATAGAGTAGGTGTTCAAAATCTAGGAACTGTTGCTGCTGATACTGTTCTTCCTATTGCTGGTGGCTCTACTGTAGCTTGGCAAACGGAAGTAGGTGCTGCTGCTGATGGTGGTGTTGACTTTGGAAAAGTAACTCTTTCTCCAAAAAGATTAACTGGATTTGCTAACTTATCTAATGTAATTTTAGCTCAAAATGGACCAGCTGCTGAAGCTTCTGTAATGAATGACTTAGGTCGTAATATGTCAACTCAGATTGATGCTGCTATGTTTGCTTCTGCTAACGTTGCTAATGCTCCTGGTTGTATTGTTGGAACTGCTGGAACATTAACTTTTGCTGAATCTGCTGCTGGTGGTGCTGCTGGTGCTGCTTCTGATATGTTAGAAGCTATTCAAACTATTGCTAACAATCACGGATTAGATGGAAATTTAGCTTTCGTAAATAACTGGGCTTTATACTCTAATATTAAAGCTGCTTCTGAAGTTGCTAATGTTAGTCCTTTATATATGGATGATAAATTAGCTGGCTATCCTGGTTACTTTACTAATGCTACTGCTACTGCTGGTGGTCCTCCTATCACTTCTGCTGATGGTTTATTTGGTGACTTTAGTCGTGTATTTTTCGCGACCTTTGGACCTAGTAACATTATGGTTGATCCTTACAGTAGAGCAACTAATAATGAAGTTAGATTAGTAATGAATAATCACTTTGACTTTGGTGTAGCTTCTGGTGCATCTTTCGTTAAATATACTACTGTTCTTTAATAGTAGTCTTTAATTTTAAAAGGGAGTTGGGGAAACTCACTCCCTTTTTTTATAAAAAAAAATATGATTAATAACTTTATACATTCTCACAAGCTGGTAAATTATGGCTCTTTAAGAGAGAGAGCTAATAACTCTATTACTGAATTAGTTTCTTTAGCTGAAGCAAAAGAACACTTAAGAATAGATTCTAGCTTTACTAATGATGATACTTATATAACTACTTTAATATCAGTATCTAGAGCTATATGTGAAAGTTATGTAGGATTTACTTTAGCTACTAATACTGCTTTAGAATATCATATGGATAAATTTCCAGATAATGAAGTGATATATCTTTACGGAGTTTATAAGCCTGGAAATTTTGTAATAAATTATTATGATAATAATGATTCTCAGCAAGTTTTATCTAATACTTTATATAATGTAGATACTAGATCTATTCCAACTAGAGTATTTTTAAAAGAAAATAATAGCTTTCCTTCTACTTCTGATAGCATTCCCTCAGCTATTAAAATAGATTTAGCTGCTGGACCTACTGTAGCTCAAGAATTGCCTAGACCAATTTATCAAGCAATACTTTTGACTATTGGCCATCTTTACGAAAATAGACAAAATGTAATAGTAGGAGGTGGGAAGCCTTATGATGTTCCTCAAACTGCTGAACATTTAATGAATCCTTATAGAGTAGTAGTTATATAATGAATATAGGAAGATTAGATAGACTAGTAGGGATTTATAGTAGAGCTATAAGTCAAAATGAATTTGGTGCTTATGATGTGAATGAATCAGCTCCTACTTTTCTAGATAATGCTTGGGTTAAAAAAATACCTAAGAAATCAGATATTGTAGAGCAAGGAGGAAGTGTTATGATTAATCAAAATTCTTTTGAATTTGTTGCTAGATATAATGAAACTTTATGGAAGCCAGGCTATTATTTTTTAATAGCTCAATCAACTGAAAAATATTGGATTAGAGGAGTTGAAGAAATAGGAAGAAAAGAAGGAATGAGAATCTTTGCAGAATATGAAAAATCAAGAAGTATATAATGTCTAGAGAAGGAGATTTTTATTTGGATCAAAAGACATTAAAAGATGTTATAAATAGTTTAGAAAAAGTATTTCCTAAAACTTCTAAACAGAATACTGCTATAGCTAATGGAATGAAAAAAGCAGCAGCTCCTTTAAAGACTGGATTAAAAAATGCAATAGGTACTCAAGCTAAAGATAGTGGTAGATTAAAAAAATCTATAAATCTTTTTAGAAGCAGAAGGTTAGATGATAATGGAAGGCCTTCTATTTTTGTAGGTCCAAAAGTAAATCCTCCAACTAAGTTTAAAAATAAAAAGGGACAGAATAAAGCTCAAAGGGAGCAGAATCAAAAAGATAGAGAAGCTTGGGCAAAGAAGCAAAGTGGATATTATTTCTACTATTTAGAATATGGATTCAAGCCATTTAATAGAGGAGATATGAAAGCTGGATTAGGATTACTTCCTAAAGTAGCTTCAGCTTATGGAGGTCAAGTTATGAATCAGCTTTATAATAAGATTTTTGCAGAGATAAAAAAGGGAGCAGATAAACAAGGAATAAATATAGGATAATGGCAACTTGGGGAAACATAGGAGCAGCAATATATTCTCTACTTAATACTGGAGATACTCTTACTATTTATGGAGGTAGAATTGTGCCTAATAAAGCAAGATTTAATACTACTACTTATCCTATTATAGTTTATACTATAACGGATACAGAGCCTACTAACACAAAAGGAGCTAATGGTTATTCTAGAATGGATGTTTTACAAGTGCAAATAGCTATATTCCATAAAGATTATTCTGATTTAATAGAAGGGCAAGATAAAGTAAGAGCTGCTTTAGATTATGTAACTCCAGGAAATTATCCTTCAACTGGAAGTAATGTAGTAAAGCTTCAATCTTGCTCTTTTCAAGATATGCGACAAGATTTTATAGAAGATTTTGATGAGCAAGGTCTTTATGTTAGTTATATGAATTATCAATTTAGACAACAAAGAGGTTAACTTTAAAAAATTTATTATGAAAATAGAATTAAAAAAAGATTGGAAAAGAAAAGGACTAAAAACTGTTCCTTCTGGCACGATTATTAACATAGACCAAGAACTATTTGAAAAGCTTGAAAAGAAAGGATTATTTACTGAAAAAGAAAAAGTAAAAAAATCTGATAATAAAATTAATATTAATATCTAATTAGAAAAAAATGGCTACAACTGGAATTATTAATGGTACTGACTTACTAGTTTTTATAGGTGGTACTGCAATTACACATTCTACTTCTGCTTCTATTTCTTTCTCTATGGAAACTAGAGATGCGTCTACAAAAGACTCAGCTGGTTACAGAGAGATTTTAGAAGGACAAAGAAGTTATACTATAGAATGTGAAGGAATGACTGCTTTAGATGCAGCTAACGGATTTGAAGAGCTTTTTGCTGCTTGGGTGGCTAGAACTGTTTTAACTGTTAAATTTGGAACTGCTGATGCTTCTGACCAATTTTATCAAGGAACTGGATACCTTACTTCTTTAAGTATGGATTCTGGAGTAGAAGATTCTTCTACTTTTTCTGCTTCTTTTGAAATGACTGGAACTGTTACAACTTCCTAAATTCTGTTGATTGGGGTTGGACTTCGGTCCTTCTCCCTTTCAATTTTTACTAATCAACAAAAATTTAAAATGTACGAATTAATAACAATCAATAATAAAGAATTTGCTATTCGCTATGGAATGAATTCTTTAAGGCTCTTTTGTAAGGCTACTAATAAAACTCTTAATGATTTATCTAAATTAGGTAATGATATGAGCTTAGAAGATTCTATTCAATTAGTTAAAGCTGGTTTAGATGATGGAGGGAGAAAAGCTGGCCAGCCTTGTAAATTGACAATTGAAGATATTGCTGATGCTTTAGATGATGATATGGATTTATTGACTAGAGCTATGGATATATTTTCTTCTCAATTTAATACAGAAGAAAAGGGAAACGCAAAAGGGGATACTCTTCCCAAAAAGAAAAAGAGTTAAGCTGGGAAGATTTTGAATCTTATGCTTATGGAAGAATGGATATTAATCCAGAAGATTTTTGGAATTTAACAATGAGAGAATTTCAATTAAAGCAGAGAGGATATTTAGAAAGGTTAGAAGATGAGCAGATTCATAGCTGGAATCTTAATAGAACTTTGGCTTGTTATATACTAAAGCCACATTTAAAAAAGGGATCAACAATGAAGCCAACTGACATAATGTATCTTCCAATTGATGGAAAATCTAAAGGAGAAATAGATGTAGAAAAAAGAAGAAAACAAGGAATTTTAGCAGCTAAAAAAGCAGCAAAATTTGAAGAAAAAAATAAGAATAAAGAAAAAAAGACAATAGGATTAGAAAGTTTAATGTTAAAAAAACACTAAAAAAGCTTCTCTAGTAATTTTATTCTAATAGGACTTCTCGTATTTTTGATATATAGATTAGTCAGAATAGGCAAAGTTTCTTAAATAGCTTAAAAAGTGCTTTAAAAATGATATTGATAAAAGCAAGTAAATAATTCCAAAATGGGAAAAAAGAGTTTAAATATATTTGTAGGTCTTAATGATTCAAGCTTTCAAAAGGGCATTAAAAGAGTCAATAAAAGCCTAACGAGATTTGGTAGTAAGATGAAAAATGTAGGCTCTAAATTGTCTACTTCTGTTACTGCTCCTCTTGCTTTAGCTGGCGGTGCTTCGTTAAAAATGGCTGTTGATTTTGAGAGTTCAATGACTAAAATAATGACTTTAGTTGGAGCAACTGGTGAACAGATGCAGCAGTATTCTGAAGGAGTTGCTCAGATTTCTTCAACTACTGCAATAGCTCAAAAAGATTTAGCTGATGGTTTATTCTTTATAACTTCTGCTGGCCTTAAAGGAGAAGAAGCTTTAGCTGCTTTAGATGTATCTGCTAAAGCTGCTGCTATGGGAATGGGAGAAATGGATTCTATAGCTAATGCTCTTACTTCTGTAATGACTGCTTATGCTGATGAAAATATGACTTCTGCTAAAGCTGGAGATTTATTGCACGAAACTTTAAAACAAGGTAAATTCGAAGCTGGTCAGTTTATGGATAAGCTTGGAAGCGTAATTCCAGTCGCTGCTGCTGCTGGAGTTTCTTTTGAAGAATTAGGAGCTGCTTCTGCTACTATGTCTAAATTAAGTGGAGATGCTTCTGGAACTTTAACTTCTATGAAGGCTTTAATAATGGGACTTCTAAAGCCTAGTGAAAAGCAAAAAGAAATACTTGACCAATTAGGATTATCTACTGATGATTTAGGATCAATGATGGATGAAAGTCTTATGGGGACTTTGCAATTCTTATTTAAAAATCTAGAAGGGAATAATGAAGCTTTAACTTCAATGTTTGGAAGTTCACAAGCAGTAACTGGAGCTTTAGCTACTATGGGACTTCAAGCTGATACTTATGCAGAAGTATTAGATGGGATGAATAACTCTCAAGGGAATGTTAATAATGGAATGCAGATTTTAAATCAAACTGCTGGCCAACAACTTAAGCAAGCTTTTGTAGATTTACAAAATGCTGGAATAGAAATTGGAAATATTTTAATGCCAGTAGTTTTAAAATTAGTTAATGGATTTAAGAGTTTAGTTAGTGGATTTACTTCTTTAGATTCTAGCACTAAAAAAATTATAGTTGCAATTGGTTTAGTTGCTGCTGCTATTGGTCCAATATTAAGTATAGTTGGAAGTTTAACTATAGCTTTCACTACACTATTAAGTCCAGTAGGATTAGTAATAGCTGCTTTAGTTGCTGGTGGAGTTATTATTTTTAAAAATTGGGATTTAGTAAAATCTTTAATTGTCAAATTAGTTAATTTTTTTATAGACCTATACAATAATTCTATGGTCTTTAGAGCTGGAGTTGAGTTAATTATTCTAGTATTTAAAAATCTATGGGCTGAAGCTAAATTTGTATTTAATGCTTTAAGTGGAATAGTTAAAGAAGTTATAGCTGGTTGGATAAAGCAATTTAAAGCAGTAGGAAAAGTAATAGCATCTGCTTTAAAATTAGATGGAGCTGGAGTTAAGGAAGGAGCTAAAGAATTTGGTGAAGCAGTAGTTGATAGTTATAAAGGGATTGGAAAAGTTATTGCAGATGAAGGAGAAATATTAGGAGAAGAATTAGCTTCTAATATGAAAACTGCTTATGATAATACTATTAATGGAAATCCAATAGAATATATAACAGAAGATGATGTTCAAGGAGCAGTAGATAAGGCTGGAGATTTAGCTCAAGGAATTGCTGATAAAATGAAATCAATGTTAGGAGGGCCAGGATTAGCTACTCCTACTACTCCTACTGATGCTGGAGCTGGTGGTGGTAGTCCTATAGGTCCTCAGCCTTTTGATATGTCCTCTTTGGATGAAGTAGAAGAAAAAAATGCTTCTATTTTAGATAAGATGAAATCTGGTTGGACAGAGTTCGGAGAAACTGCTGGACAAAAAATTCAAAAAGTAGGAGAAATTTTTAGCTCTATTACTTCTCAAATGGAAGCAGCTTCGAATCAAAGATTTGCAAATGAATTTGCTCATTTAGATTTGCAAACTCAAAGAGAAATTGCAGCTATAGAAAATTCTTCAGCTACTGAAAAAGAAAAACAAGATAAAATAGCAGATATAGAAAAGGGAGCTGATAAGAAAAGAAAAGAGATTCAGTTAAGACAAGCAAAAGCAAATAAGAAATTTGCTATTATGTCAGCAATAGTTAATACTGCTATGGCCGTTACTAATGCTTTAGCTAATATTCCAGCTCCATTTAATATAGGAGTTGCTATAGCTATGGGAGCTGCTGGTGCTGCTCAAATTGCAGCTATTGCTTCTGCTCCTCTTCCAGCTTTAGCAGAAGGTGGATTAGCTTTTGGACCTACTGCTGCTTTAGTTGGTGATAATGCTGGAGCTGCTGCTGATCCTGAAGTTATTGCTCCTCTTTCTAAGCTTAACGGGATGCTTGGAGGGTCTACTCAAAAAGTAATAGTAGAAGGAATAATAAGTGGAGAAGATATATTTTTAGTAAATAAACAACAAGAAAGTACTCAAAAAAGATTTTTCTAATATGGCTTTAGGTTTTCAATTATGTCACACAGAATTTAAATCGGACCAAGGTGTTCAATATAAAATAACTATATATGATGCTGAAAGTGGTTTTGACCTTAATCTAGCTCTTACTTGTGGAGCTGATGGATTTGTTCTTAATTATGATGGTAAAGGAAAAAAAAGATATAATTATATACAAGCTTCTAAAGTAAATTTCCAGCTTAATATTCCTAATGCTGGTAGTGCAGCAGCTGGAATGATAGCAAATTTAACAACTGCTGATGCTGGAAGATATAAAGTATTAATAGAATCATCTACTAATTCTGGAATTTCTTATGAGCATTATTGGAAAGGAGTTATTGTTGCTGATATACAAAAAAGAAAAGATATTAGTTATCCTTATTTCTTTGATTTTACTGCAGTAGATGGATTATCTTTAATGAGAGATGTCCCTTTTAATAAAGATATATATAATGGAGTTAATGATAATGTTACTAGTTTAAGAACTTTAATAAAGCATATTTGTAATTTGTTTCAATATTACAATCCAACTTATGATTTATTTGCTACTAACACTACAACTTTTTATGATTTAACACACTGGTATGAGGATTCAATGCCTACTATAGCTAGTAATATTAGTCCTTTGGCATATTCAGCAGTTTATGCTAATGCTTTTATGGGTTTAGAATTCAATGATGAAGGAAGCGTAGAATCTACTAAACCTATATCTGCTTATGAAATGCTAGATCAACTATTAAAAACTTTTGGTTGTAAAATAGTTCAAGCTAAGGGCTATTGGTGGATAATGCACATAGAACAAAATGCTCATCTTACAGATGGATTTTTATATTATAGAAGATTTTCAAGAGAAGCATTTCAGTTAGGAAGTGGAACTTTACCAGATACTTATTTTGTGAAAGAATTAGGCTCTGTTTCTGATGCTCACGATTGCGTAAAATTAAGTGGAGCAATTTATTCTCATCTTCCTAAAGTTCAAGAATATAGATCAACTTATTCAAATTGGACTTCTTCTGGACTTTTCTCTGCTACAGAAACTCTAGCAGTTTGGCCAGGAACAACTGCAGCAGCTGCTAATTTAAATAATATAGGATTTGTTGTAAATGTTCCAGGATGTGGAATTAATATAACTCAAAGGCTTCAATATAGAAGAAAAGCTGGCTCTACTTTTCAATCAGTTTATGACTATTTATATGTAAAATATATTTTAAAAGTAGGGAATCACTACTGGAATGGAGGATCTTGGCAGCTTAATGCAACTAGCTTTAATTCTGATACTGCTTATATTGAGTCTTACGCTACTTTCTCATATCAAGATTTAGGAGAATATCCTCAAGCTTCTTTTCAGACTACAGAATTTCCAGCAAGTGGAGATGTTTTATTTAGGGCTTTTTATTATGAGAGTGCTTGGTTTGGAAATAATTTAGTTATTGATTATGAAATAAGACAATTAGCTAATACTTCTTCTAATCCTTCAGCAGTTCAATTTACTGTTAATGAGTCTACTGATGTTTCCAGAACTTTTTCTTCTTCTAATGATTCTACTATAGCTAATACTATAGAAGATTTAGGAGAATGCTTATTAGGTGATGGTCCTACTACTGATAGTCCATCTTGGGGAAGATTAAGAATAAATAATGGGACTACTTGGTTAAATACTATAGAAGAAAATTGGCAAGCTTGGGAAGCTGGCTCTCAAGGAAGGATAACTAGTATATTTTGCCAACAAGCTTTATTTGGCCAAAATAATTTTATTCCTTTAAATGAATATAATATCTTTTTAAGAAATCAAGAAGCACACTCTTTTAATCCTACTATTGTTTTAGATGATAATACTTCTGGAGGTATTAGAATGGTGTGTCAAGGATATAAATTTAATGCTGCTAAAGATGAGGTTAGTGGGGAATATTGGAAGACTGACCAAGATAATACTGGAGTTAATAATTTTCTAGACACATTAACTGCAGAGCAAGGAGAATTAGGAGAATTATTTTAAAAAAAAATGAGAACAAGTTTATATAGTTTAATATGGGAAGCAAGTAAATTAACTGTTCCAATTGCTGAAGGTAATGCTTCTGGTACTTTACGTTGTAATGCTATGCCTTTTGATATGAAGTCTGGTGAAAGTCTTATAATTAGAGATAAATTTAATTCTACTATTTTAATAGAATTAGATGCTGATATTGAAGCTGGAGCTACTACTATTACTTATGAAACGAGACCAGGAGGAACTACTTTAGAAATACCTTCTGAAATTCCAGTAGGTAGTTCTTTATTATTAATGGGAAGCGAAATAAGCAAGCAAGGAAGAAGGAAGAGCCAGATGTTTATTAATTTTTCTAGTCAAGCTGGAGCTAGTCAATATTGGACTACTTTTAGTAGTTCTGGAATAAGTAATCATTCCTGGAATACTATTACTTCAGATAACGGAACTACAGTAGGAACTTCTCAAATTACTAATATTTCTACTGCTATTCAATCTACTGGAATAGTTATTCCTTTTGATTGTACATTATTAGGTTTTAGAGCTACAACTTATAGAGTTGGAAATCATCAAAGTGCAGTGGGACTTTTTGTAGGTACTCCAACTTATAATGATTTTGCTACTAAAGATTTTACTTTAAGAGCTTATGCTGCTGCTGATAATTCTGCTGGTCCAGATTCCAACTATTCACAAAGACCAGTTAAAGCAGAGGACTTAACAAGAAATTTTAGCTTAAGGGCTGGAGATGTTATTCTTCCAGCTTTTAATAGTGTTACTAATAATGGAGGAAACTTCAGAGCTAATTATCAAATAGTATTACAATACGATTTATTATGATAAAAGAAGAAATTAAAAAATTAAATATAGATTTAGATGAAAGTTTTATGTCTGGAGATTATGAGAAAGTTCTTATAGTCTTAAATTTAATTATTGAAAAAATAAATGAATTAGAAAAAACTAAAAAATGAAATCATTCTTTAAAGATTGCTCAGATGTAATTTTATTAAATACTACAACTTTATCTTTTGTAAGTTTAGCAAATATAGAAGTTATTTTAAAAATTGCTTTATTATTATTAACAATAATATATACTTTAGATAAGTATTTATATAATAGAAATAAAAGAAAATAATGGCTAAATCTGTAGGCTTTAAATATAGTTCTAAAAATAGGACCAAAAGAAAAGGAGTTCATTCTAAAAATGCTTCTAAAGGTTGTAAAGGATTTAAGAAAAAATCAAGAGGGCAAGGATTATAAAAATGTTTAATCTACTAACTTGGACTAATAGTCTAGAAAAATTACAAAGAAAAAATATGAGTTTAAAATATTTTACTTTAGATGAATTTGATGATACTCCAGGAACTGGCAAGAATATGAAAAAAGATTTTCTTTTAAAGCTTGATGAAGCTAGAGAAATTGCTGGAATTCCATTTAAGATTACAAGTGGCTGGAGGTCAATAAAAACAAATGAGAGATTAATTAAAGAAGGTTATAAGGCCTCTAAAAACTCTTCTCACTTAGCTGGAGTTGCTGCTGATATAGCTTGTAACGATTCTTTAAATAGAGTTAAAATAGTTGCAGCTTTAGTTCGTGCTGGATTTACTAGAATTGGAGTAAGTGATAAAAGAGGATTTATTCACGTTGATTCTGATATAACTAAAAATGATGCTCTATGGATTTACTAGGAGGAATATTTTCTGGATTGTTTAAATCTGCTGAAGGGATTTTAGATACTACAATAACAAACAAAGAAGAACTTCAAAAAGTAAAAAATGAGCTTCAGACTATTTTAAATGATGCTGAAAAGAATGCTTCTAATCAAGTTACAGAAAGATGGAAGTCCGATAATTTAGGAGATAATAAGCTCAGTAAAAATATAAGGCCAATGTCTTTAATATTTGTAACTGTAGTATTTGTAATAATATCTTTTATGGATGGGAATTTTAGAGAGTTTACATTAAATCCTATTTATGTTCCAATTTGGAATTCATTATTATTAGCAATTTATGGAGCTTATTTTGTTGGAAGAACTATAACTAAGATGAAGAATAAATGAATGAAGAAAAGAGGTATAGATTAAAGAAAGATGAATGGGATTTAGTAGATAAATATAGAGAGGATAAAAAAAATAATTCTCTACTTCAAGATGAATGTAATGCTGCTGGAATAGATATTAATTCTGTTTCTATGTATTGGTATAAAAGCCAAAAATTCTCTATTTCTGCTAGGCCTAATCAAATTAATCAAACTGACTTTTTAAATTCTATTGAAGAATTAATTTCAAATTATGCTCCTACTTATCCTACTATTGATTATCCTAAGAAAGAAGATGGCCATCTATTAATAATTAATCCAGCTGATGTCCACATAGGAAAGTATGCAGATGCTTTAGAAACTAATCAAAACTATAATATTAAAATAGCTAAAGATAGAGTAAGAGAAGGAGTAAAAGGAATCTTAAGAAATGCTGAAGGATTTCCTTTATCAAAAATAATATTTTGTATTGGGAATGATATACTACATACGGACTCTAGTCTTTCAACTAATGGAACCAGTAAAGGAACTCCTCAAGATGTAGATGGTAAATGGTTTAATCACTTTACAGAAGCTCTTTCTTTATATGTAGAAATTATAGAGATGTTAATTCAAATAGCTCCAGTTGAAGCTATTCATTCTATGAGCAATCACGATTATATGAGTGGATTCCATTTAGCTCACGCATTAAAAAGCTGGTATAGAAATACTGAAGCAGTTAAAGTAGATGCTGATCCTAATCCTAGAAAATATTTTAAATGGAAAAATTCTCTAATTGGATTGAGTCACGGAGATGGAGCTAAGACTGCTAAGATGCCTATGTTAATGGCTCAAGAAGTAAGCCAACTATGGGCTGATACGAAATATAGATACTGGTATTTACACCATATCCACCACAAGCAAAGATATAAATTTATGTCTAGCTTTGATGATATAGGGGTCACTTGTGAATTTTTAAGAAGTCCTAGTGGAACTGATTCCTGGCATCATCAAAAAGGTTTTACTGGTAGTCCACAAAGTAAAGCAGTAGAAGGATTTATTCATAATGAAAATGGTCAAGTAGCTCATTTAACTCATATATTTTGATTTATTAGCTTTATTAGTAGAACAAAAAGCTCTTTTTTTAACTAATCAACTATTAAAAAAGACCTTTGTAGTAGAAATTGGAGGAGAAATCTTCCTTTTTTTTTGCTTATTTTTATATTTATTCTATTATTTTTAACATTATTCTTATCTAGTTTATAAAATAAATCTATCTTTTTTGTTAAAAAGTATTAACTATATTGTATTTTATTATATATTAGCAGAGCAATAACGCAATAACTAATAAGACTAAAAATGACTAAAGATTTTTTTTACCAACTACAAGAAATGACAAATAATTTAATTGATTACAGAAACGAGCTACACGATAAACAAAAATATAGCAAAGTACAAGAAGTGAATAATCAAATTAGAAAGAATATTAAAATATTAACTAAATATTCAAAATAAAAA